CAAGTTTCAAGGCTCGGTTCTCGCGCGAATTTCGCCCCGAAATATTGATTATATTCTTCAAGCACATACAGGACCTCTCCTGATACCCTATGCCTAAGCCCGCACCACCCCCTGCCGATCTGCTCCACTGGCCCCTTGACCGCTTCATCGAATACGCCAGAAATCCCAGACGCAACGACCACGCGGTTGACAAAATCGCAAGTGCCATCCACGAATTCGGCTTCCGTATCCCCATCCTTGCCAAATCCGACGGCCTGGTCGTGGATGGCCATCTTCGCCTCAAGGCCGCGCGCAAGCTGGGCCTGGCAACCGTCCCGGTCCTGCTGGCGGACGACCTGACTGAAACGCAGATTAAAGCCTTCCGCCTGTCCGTCAACCGCATGGCGGAACTGGCCGAGTGGGACAGCGAACTGCTGTCCCTGGAACTGCAAGACCTCACCGCCCTCGACTACAACCTGGAGCTGCTCGGGTGGGATGGGGATGAGTTGGCGCGGTTGCTGGATGGCCAGCCAGGCGATAATCCCAGCGAAGACACCGAGCCAGATAGCAGCACCAAGGAAATCGACCCTGACGAGTACCAACTTGGCCATCGCTGCCCGCGCTGCGGATTTGAGTTTGATGACAAGCAAGACTAAGCCGGACTGCGCCTGGTCCCTGGCGGACCTCAAGGAAGTGCCGTCGAATGGCCTGACGGTCATGTCCACCTTCGCCTGCGGTGGCGGCTCCAGCATGGGCTACAAGCGGGCGGGGTGCAGTGTCATTGCCGCCAATGATATTGACCCCGAGATGGCCTGGCACTACAAGCACAACCTGAATCCTCCGCGATTCTACCTGTGCCCAATCCGCGACCTGTTGACCGCCGACCTGCCGCCGGACCTGTTCGCCCTGGATATTCTGGACGGCTCTCCGCCTTGTTCCACCTTCAGCATGGCAGGTAGTCGGGAGAAAGCCTGGGGCAAGGACAAGCATTTCCGCGAAGGCCAAGCCAAGCAGGTATTGTCCGATCTGTTTTTCGATTACCTGGACCTGGTGGAGCGGCTCAAGCCGAAAGTCGCTATTGCCGAAAACGTCAAGGGCATGATCATCGGCAACGCCAAGGGCTACACCAAGCTCATCATGGCCCGCTTCCGCGAGATCGGTTACAGGCCGCAACTGTTCCTAGTCAATGCCGCCGATTGCGGCGTCCCGCAACGGCGCGAGCGGGTGTTTTTTTGTGCGTTGCGGGATGACATCGACCGCCCGCCGCTGGTGTTGGCGCCGCGGCATCGGTGGATTTCAGCCGGCGAATCTTGCTCAGATATTGGGGAAAACGAGAATGATTCATCGTCTAAAGCAGAATCAGAGCAGCTAAGAAAGTGGCATTCAACAAAACCCGGCGAGGGTCTTGATGCTGGTTGCAGAAGGCTTGGCGGGAAATGGTCACATTTCACCCATATCAAAGTTTCACCGACTGCCCCCTTCCCAACGGCAACAGCACATGACCAACTTCTAAGATGGGACGCGCCTAGAAAATTCACCTTCCGCGAATGGAAACGCCTAGGCTCATTCCCAGACGACTACCACTCCAAAACCGACAAGATCGGCAAATACATGATCGGCATGTCGGTGCCGCCCAAGATGACGGAGCAAGTGGCGCGGGCGGTCATTGATCAATGGCTGTTGCCGGGCTGATGACCACCCCCGCCCCCTCCGAGCCCGAGCAAGTCATCCCCGTCATCCGCCCTGGGCGGGGTGGCGCGCGGCCGGGTGCGGGGCGGAAACCCAAGTCGCCTGATGCCACGGACCCCTATTCGATCCTCGCCAAGGCCCGCGCCGAGCGGGAAATCTACCGGGCGCAGCTTGACAAGCTCAAGTACCGCCAGGCGGCCAAGGAACTGGTCCCCGCCGCTGAGTTTGAGCGCGCCCTGTCCGAAGCCTTCAAGCTGATGGCCGTCATTCTGGAAAGCCTGCCTGACGTGCTGGAGCGCGATTGCGCCCTGCCTGGCCCAGCGGTGGAAAAGGTGCAGAAAGTGACAGACAACCTGCGCGAAGACCTCTATCAGCGCATGGTGGCCCTTGGCTAGTCCTATCCCCAGCACCGGCCTGGCCCTCAAGGCTGAACACGCCTCGGTGATCAGCATCCGCCAGGATGTGGCCGAACTGCTGCGCCCCCCGCGCCGTATCCGCGTCAGCGAGTGTGCCCGCGAATCCATCCGCATCGAGACGCCCGGCGGCTATGCCGGCCCCTGGGACCCGGAATTGACGCCATACATGGTCGAGCCCATGGACATGCTCAAGTCCCGACACCATGACGCCGTGGTGTTTGTCTCGCCCGCTCGGGCCGGCAAGACCCAAGCCATGCTGGATAGCTGGCTGGCTCATGCCGTTATTGCCGATCCGGGTGACATGGGCCTCTACTTCTCCACCCAAACCCTCGCCTATGACTTCCGCAAGCGCCGCCTTGAGCGCCTGCACCGCCATTCCCCGGCGATTCGCGCCAAGCTCTCTACCCGTGCCCACGACACGACCATCGAAATGGTGACGTATCGCCACGGCATGATCCTCAATCTGGGCTGGCCCACCTCCAGCCAGTTGGCGCAGCGCGATCTGCGGTATGTCGCCATGAGCGACTATGACAGCTTTCCGGATGACATCGCCGGCGAGGGCTCGCCCTTCAATCTGGCCCGCAAGCGCGTCCAGGTCGCCATGTCGGCTGGCATGTGCCTGGTGGAATCCTCGCCCAAGCGCGAAATCATCTCCCGCCGCTGGACGCCGGACGGGCCGCACATGGCCCCGCCAGTCAAAGGCGGCGTCCTGGCCCTCTACAACCAGGGCAACCGGAATCGCTGGTACTGGCAATGCGTGGACGGCTGTCACGCCTGGTGGGAAGCCCCGGCCCTGCCCGCTTATGACGACCTACCCGAGATCACCGCCGCCGCGGCTACGGCGCACGTCGCCTGCCCGCACTGCGGCCAGGTCTATCACCCCGGCGATAAACCAAAACTGAACCTTGGCGGCCGCTGGCTGGCGGAAGGCGAGCACCTGACCCCGGCCGGCGAGCGCCAGGGCGACGCCCGCCAGTCCACCATCGCCAGCTATTGGCTATTAGGCTGCGCCGCAGCCATGCAGTCCTGGGGCTCGATTGTTACCCGGTACCTGCAAGCCAAGAAGGAGGCGGAGACCGGTGACGAATCCGCCCTCAAGGCCACGCTGAACACCGACCAGGGCATGCCTTACCTGCCCCTGATCCTCAGTCGCGCCGGCGGTATCGAGGCCCTGGATAGCCGCCTGGAAGCCGCTGAACGCTACCTGATCCCGGTTGGGGTGAGAACCCTGCTGGCCGCAGTCGATGTGCAGTCCAATCGCTTCGAGGTGGCCGTTGTCGGCTATGGCCAGGCGGGGGAGCGCTGGATCATTGACCGTTTTAGCCTACACCGGGATGCCGCCGGGCTGGATATTCAGCCGCCGATCTATCTGGAAGCCTGGGATCTGCTGGTGGACAAGGTGGTGAATGCCACTTACCGCCTGCCGGACGGCCGGGAGCTGCGCATCTATCGCACGGCGGTAGATTCGGGCGGCTACCAATCCAGTCGGGTGCGGGCAGACAGCACCCGCCGCGCCTATGACTGGTGGCGCTCGCTGATTCCCAGGGGCCTACATCACCGCGTGCGGCTGATCAAGGGCGGCAGCACGGCCAATGCCCCGGCGGTCAAGGAGAGCTATCCCGACGCCAGCCAGGGCGGCAGCAAGCGCGCCACCGCCCGCGGGGATGTTCCCATGCTGATCCTCAACACCCAGCGCCTTAAGGATGCCCTGGCCAATGACCTGGCGCGCGAGGTGCCGGGGAGCGGTTACGTCCACCTGCCCGATTGGCTCAGCGACAAGCACCTGGCCGAACTGTCAGCCGAGCAGCGTACGGAGAAGGGCTGGCAACAGATCCCAGGGCGCCGTAATGAGACCTGGGACCTGATGGTCTATACCGCTGGCCTCTGGTCCTGGCTGCGCGGTGACAAGGTGAAATGGGACCGCTCGCCACCCTGGGCTGCCGAGTGGGAAAGCAATAGCGAGGTCATTACCAGGGCGCAGCGCGAACTGCTCAAAGCCGCCCACCCACTGCCGCGCGCCAAATCACCGCGCGCCAAACCACCGCGCGGTCCCGGCCTGGCGCCGGACGGCTGGAGCCTGTAGATGCCCGGGGTAGAGGATGACGTGCTGGCCGTCATTGTCGATGCCGCCCTGCTCGCCGCCCGTGCCGAAGGACTGACCGTCCCTGCCGCGCAACGCCTGGCCGCCAAGATTTGCGAGCGACTGCGGCGGGAACTGGGAACATTGCGCGTCTATGTGCCCGCCGCTGACCGTGCCGCGCGCGACCGTGCCATTCTCGCCGGCCGCCTTGCCGGGGATAGTCGCGCCACCATCGCCGCCCGCGTCGGCGTGTCCCTGGATACGGTGGATCGCGTCGTCCGCCGCCAAACGCAAAAACGGCGCCCGCCCGGTAATGGGCTGGCGCCGGAAGGGTGGGGGTTATAGGGCGGGGCTGGGCTTGGCGGGCTTGGCAGCCTTGGCGCGGCGGTATTTGGCAGCCTGTTTGCAGCGCTCGCTGCAATATTTGGCCCGCCGGTCCTTGGCGGTGAATGTCGCGCCGCAGACATGGCAGCGGTAAGCCCGGGTCGGCCGCATCGCCGCCAGGGCGGCGCCGGGGGTGGAGGTGGTCATGAGCCTACTCCACCAATTAGCACTGGCGACACGGCATAACCGTCCTCGTCAAACCCCGTTTTATGTGTAGTGTTATCCCATGCCACAATGGCGTAGATGCCAGGCTGAGGAAAGCCATAACCGGCCTTCTCAACCTTGACGATCTCCAGCGCGGTGCCCTTGCCCATGATGGCGGTGTTGACGCGGCTTGCCGTGGTAATGTCAGAAATTTTGGTGTAATCGGTCATTTTCTCTCTCCGGTTGTGGCCCGTCCGTGGGCCTGGGTTGGTTGTTCAGTAAACGCAGCCACCGCCAGCGGTCATTTCGCGCTCGCAGTCGCTGAAACTCTGGATAGCAAAACGAACCTGGCGCCTTGCGCCCCCTGTTACTTGGGCCAGCCAAGCAGATCGGTCAAATCCGTTCATCCTGCGGATGATTTCCTCCTGTCCAACCATGTTGATCTTTAAGCTGGTCCACGGTGATTGCTGAATGCTGATGCTGTTCATGGTCTCTCTCCGGTTGCGGCCCGTCCGTGGGCCTGGGTTGGTTGTTAACGCGATATCCGCTGGAGCACGCGCACAATCCGCGCCTCCAGATCTTTGCTTTCCGCGTATCCGCTCAGCTCTACCTCATCCATGTCGCCAAGTGCAGACCGGGTTACGGTCATTCCCGATTTTTCGCACTGCGCCTTTTGTGATTCGCTTAGGTAGTTTTGCTTTATCACTGCCGGTACTGGGATGCTAACGATGTTCATTTGTCTCTCTCCGGTTGTGGCCCGTCCGTGGGCCTGGGGTTGTTATTGGGCGCGGGCAAAGGCGGCTTGATAGAGGGGATGATCCTCAAACAGCACCACCCTGCTTTTTTCAAAATAATCGGTCTGCGAATCAGAGTTGTTTTCGCACTCTGAAAAAATCTTGTCTAGGTCGTAACCGTACTCTTTCGCGTATAAGGTCACGCATGGGCGGCCATCGCGGCGGGTAAAAGCCGAGTAATGCACCTTTGCCTTTACCTTGGTTTCTGTGTCGGTCACATAGAATTTTTGCAGCTTAATCATTGTGTCTCTCCGGTTGCGTCGTGATTGGTCTCGGTCTCTTTGGTCTCCCGGTCGGTCCGTGGGTGTTCGGGCCGGGATGGAGGGTCTCTGGTTCTAGCCGGTGTTCCCCTTCCCTTGATTAATATTCTACACCATAGCGCAACAAGGTCAAGTGTCTTTTTGCACTTTTTTTCATCTTTTTTTCAGCCCGCATACCTGCCGCATTTTCTGCCTAGTTTTGCGGCCAGGATGTGGTCCATGCTGATGCCATGGCCCTTACCTCCGCCGACCTCGACGCCCTGGACCTTGCCATTGCCTCCGGCAAGCTGGCGGTGCGCATTGGTGACCGCATGATCACCTACCAGTCCCTGAGCGATCTCCTCAAGGCCCGCGATCATGTCGCCAAGCTGCTGTCCGCTGCCCCTACCCGCACGGCGCCGCGTTTCCGCACGGCGGTCTTCGATGATGCCTGATACCCCCATCGCTTCTCTGGCGGATCGCCTTATCCGTGCCCTGGCGCCGTCCTGGGCGCTGCGTCGTGAGCAGGCCCGCCGCGTGCTGGCCTATTACGAAGCCGCCCGCCCGGATCGCCAGCGCAAGGCCCGCCGCGAGGGCAATACCGGCTCTCAGGCCGTGCGCCAGGGCAGCCTGTCCATTCGCGAGCAGGCCCGCCACCTGGAGCAGAATTCGGATCTCGCCCGGGCGGTCTTGCGGGTGATGGTCAACAACACCATCGGCGCGGCCGGTATCCAGGTCGAGCCCACGCCGCTAGACGGCGCCGGTAAGGTCGATACCCTCACCGCCGCGGCCATTCTGGAAATCTGGGAGGAATGGGGCGAGGCGCCTGAAGTCACCCGGCAACTATCCTGGCCGAAGGTGCAGCGCCTGCTGGCCCGCAGCAAATTCCGCGATGGCGAGGCCCTGTGCCGACTGCTCGGGCCCGCCGCGCCGGTGCGCCATGCCGGCGCCCTGCCTTTGTCGCTCGAATTGCTGGAAGCCGATTTCTTGCCGCTCGGTCATGACAGCGAGTTCCAGGGCCGCAGCGTGCGCGATGGCATCGAACTGAATGCCTGGGGCCAGCCCTTGGCCTATTGGCTCTATCGCGGCCATCCCGGCGAGATCGGCGATCTGCGCGTGCCTTGGTCCACCCTCTCGCGCATCTCCGCCGAAGACGTGATCCACCTGGCGCAGCGTGACCGTTTGCACCAGCGCCGTGGCATGTCCGACTTCGCCTCCATTTTGGAAAGGCTGGACCATCTGCGCGATTACGAAACATCCGAAACCGTGGCCGCCAAGGTGGCCGCGTCCATGGGCGCCGCCATCAAGAAAGGCACGCCTGACCTGTATAACGCCGAAGGCACCGACGCCGATGGCGAGCCGCTGCCACGCGATCTGATGTTCCGCGCCGGCATGATCTTCGACGATCTGCAACCCGGCGAATCCATCGAGATGATCGGCAACAACGGGCGCCCCAATTCCGGCCTGCTTGGCTTCCGCTCCGCCCTGCTGAAAGCCGCCACCGCGGGCGTCGGCGTGAGCCATTCCAGTGTGTCGCGCGAATACGATGGCTCCTACTCCGCTCGCCGGCAGGAGCTGGTCGATTCGTGGGTCGATTACGCCGTTTTGAGCCAGGACCTGGCCGCCGAGCTGGTCCGCCCCATCTACCGCCGCGTGGTGGCGACCGCCGTCGCCACCGGCCGCCTGCGCCTGCCGCCCGGCATGCCGCTGGGCCGTGCCGTGCAAGCGATGTACGTCACGCCGCAGATGCCCTGGGTTGATCCGGCCAAGGAGGCATCGGCCTGGGAGACGCTGCTTGGTTCCGGCCTCGCCTCCGGTCCCGAGGTCGTGCGCAAGCGCGGTCGCAGCCCTACGGATGTGCAGCGCGAAGAGATGCAATGGCGTCGCCAATGGCGCGAGGCCGATGAATCCCTGGCCTACCTCGCCCCGGTGACCGCGCCCACGGAATCCATGCCGAATCCAGATGACGACCCGGATGAACCGCCCGAGCTAGATGAGGATGACGAGGAGGCCAATGCCTCCCGCCCGCCCCGGAGATCACTCCATGCCGTCCGCTGATACCCGCCCGCTGGAACCGCCTTTGAACCTACGCCAAGCCGTGCGCCTGGGCTTGTCCATGCCGCTTGCTCGCCGCCCGGAGCCCACCACGCCCGTGCCAGCCCTGGCCATCGGCCCTTGGTGGCAGATCCAGGCCAAGGCCGCGCCCGCCGAGGATGCCGCGCCCACCACCGCTGAAGTCCTGATTTATGGCGACATCGGCGAATCCTGGGACGGCGAATCTGTCGCTGCCAAGGATTTCGTGATCGCGCTGCAAAAGGTGCAGGGCAGCGCCCTGACTGTGCGCATCAATTCCTATGGCGGCTCGGTGACGGATGGCCTGGCCATTCACAACGCCCTGCAACGCCAGCGCGTGCATGGCCCGGTCAACATCGAAGTGGATGGCGTCGCCGCCTCCGCCGCCTCC